GCCAACAGGGTCAGTCTTGCCCTTCCATCGCTCGTGGACTCTCGCCAGACCGCATTCATCACTTCTAAGCTCAAAACATCGCCTCCGGAGCGTCTACAACCGTCTTAGTGCCGTTTTCCTCCAACACGTACCAGTTGCCGTCGCATTCATCGTAAACAGGGTCTGAGAAGTCCTGCCAGCTCGCGAGCTTATGACCGAACCTTCGAGCATCTTCGGCAGCCACCTCACTTGCCTCCATACGGAAGTTGTATTCCTCGCACACCATCAGCAGGTTCTGGTAATGATCTAGAAGCTTTGACCCGCCCATCTGGCGGTTCTTGCGATGGTGGACAACCAAATCTATGTCGGTCCCACAATGCAGGCAGTACGGGTCACGCAGCTTTAGTTTTTGTCGAATACGAGGGGTTACGCTCATCTCATCTCCGCTTGCATAAGCTTCACTTGGGTCCCTAACGCCATTAGTGAAGTTTCAATAGTCTTTATTTTTACCTTGATACGGTTGTGTTCGGCCCGTCTAAGGTCGCGCTGCAACCGAGCGTCAGCAGATTCTAGCTTGGCGAGCGCCGTGCGGTCTGCCACAGTGCCTTCATTCTTGATAAAGGCCGTCTGTTCCACTGTGTCAAGGTGGTGTTCAGCTTCGGCTAGGGCAACCTCAGCTTCGTATAACGCGTCTGCGCCTCGGCTATTCTCCTGAGTTAGCCTGGCGATCTCCTGAACTACCTGAGATGGAAGCACTTAGCCTCCAAAGATGGTGCAGGAGTTCAGCATTCCAGAAGTCGGCTTCATCTTGCCTACCCTTCCTCAACGCTGATTGGTAAGCTTCCGTCAGCTCCTTGACCTTCGCCACTAGCACTGAGGACTTTCGCACGTTCCTCAATCCTTTCTAGTGTCTCCGGTGAGGCACCTTCTGTTTTCGCCTGAGCGTATAGCCAGCGTAAGCCACCTACATCGGTAATCTTATCTGCTTCTTGCAACCAATTCTTGCCAGGGGGTGTCGGAGTGACACCCCTATTGGCTTTGCTCATTTCTTCTTTAGTTGCTCGCTTATTTCCTGAATAGCCTGCGTTCGCAAGACCTCGGCCAATGGCAGATGTCTCGGCGTTTTCGAGGGCAGCAGTTTGGTTCGCACCCTGACCGCCATCCACCTCAAACGCGAGGCCAGTAGCTTTTGGCAAACCATTCGCTTGGTCGCCTGCCGTGAGAAATATGCTTGCCCGAACAACCCAAGTTGAGACTGAACGGTCCACCTGAGTCGTAAGATTTTCCGTCGTAATACGGCCATCTGGGTTTTCATCGTAGAACCTCCTAATACGTTCTTCTACTGTTTCGTAATCATTCAGGTTGAATCTCGGCATCGTCGTCCTCACTTTCAACTAGAAACTGCCATCCCTGAGACATATAGAACCAGTGATCTAGCTCCATAAGGCTGATTCGCTCAAGGCCTTCTTCATTTACCTTTAGGCCGTCTACAAGCCCTGTGACCTGCGTTACGCCCTTTCTCATTGTGACGTAGCTACCAATTCCTAAATCCACGTCGTTCCTTTCTTATTTATGACTAATGATGGCACTCCAGCGCGAAGCTGTCTACTTACGACACGCTCAGGCCCTCCCTTTGTTTCGATCGTTCCCCATTTTGCGTCGCCCATTTCGTGCAACACCTCAGACTTGAGCTTCATAAGCGTCCTGTACGCCTTGTCAGACGTCTCCTGAGCCTTCATAAGGTCAATCCCTAGTTTGCCTAGTTGAACCTCTCTGAGGTCAATCTCGGGCGTCTCAGCCCTAACTGCGTGATAGGTGGCATCTGAGCCATCCCACGCTGGCTTGTGATCATCTGTGATGCAATGCCAAAACTCACCGAGTAATTCGTTCTGCACGTTTATCTGACCCTGACTGAATGGCACGTCGTATTCGTTCCAAGTCATTCCGGCCAGAGCGACAATCACTCCACGCTGGATCTTCAGCACTCCCATATAGTGCAGCACCTGAGCGACATAGGCGGGCGGCACGGACTCCCAGGTCTGGCGCGATGTCTTGACCTCAATAATCATTAGCTCGCCAGTCTCTATGTGGCGCGCGATTGCGTCGGGGTTTGCGTGGCGATACTCGCAGTGTTCGTCTTGGTAGGTGCCTGTGAGCATCACTTCCCACTCAGGGTGTTCCTCAGCCCATAGTCCCAAAATGGGACCCTCAAAAGCTTTACCGAACCGAATAGCCCAGTTCTCTTTTATCTCGCTCGGGATCTTTCCGGTCTTCTTTGCCCAAAGAGCGTAGGCGCTCTCGTAAGGGTTTAGACCGAGTACAGTGCCTACTTCACTACCTCCGATGCCTTTAGACCGCTCAGAATGCCACTCAGGGCTTCCTGGGTCGTATACACCGAGTAGTTTCGCCCCATTTATCGTGGGCGGTGCGTAAGTTTTCAATTTCCTCCTCTGTCAGGTAGCCTTACCTTATGCTGTCCCAGGGACTTTTTACAAGTGCGTATATGAAATTGTTATCTTCTATACGTTCTGTTGGTGGTGTTCCCTGTGAGAAGAACCCTGATCTGTGGTATCCAGAGGACTTTGACGATCCCGAGATGCGCCATCAGGCAACGGTCGTGGCTAAGGGCATCTGCTATGAATGCCCTATCAAGAAAGAGTGTTTTGAGTACGCGCTGTCTACGCGACAGAAGCACGGCATCTGGGGTGGGACCAGCCCTGACGAACGCTAATTTGACAAGCTAAATAGTTCTCTTTAGATTGTGCGTATGGATTACGGCAAAGAGTATATGAAGCTGATGGATGCGATAAAGAAATCGCGTCAGAACCCCGTATGTATGGAGACAGACCCGGAGCTATGGTTTCCCGATACTGGGGACGGTAGAGGAGCTGCAAGGATAGCAAAGCGCTATTGTGGGGAATGTCCAGTTCAAACCGAATGTCTAGCTTTTGCTATGAAAACTAATCAGTACGACGGGATCTGGGGAGGGCTTACTGCGAAGGAGCGTCAGTCTCTTCGAGGTCGGGGTCGCGGTCGTCCGCTTCAAAGTCGTCCCAATCAAAGTCGCCATCGCGATTGACTTCTAGGGCGTCCTGTACAGCCTCTGAGTCTGACTTGGCCACAGCAGCGCGATAAGCGTTCTGGATGTCTGTCAGCTCCAGCGTTCCCTTCCAGGCTAGAGAGACACCGATAGTCGTCAGCACGACAGCAAAAGCAGAGCCAACACCGATGATCGAACCCATTAGCCAGTCACCAGCTACAGCACCGATTGCTGTGCCACCGAAGAAGGTAGCGAGAGTAAGGCCAACCGAACGGAGGCCAAATTGCTTGAGATAGGTTTTTAGCATAATTCTTTCTTGCAGTGTGGGCAGGCGTAAACTATTTTACTTTGGCTCTGCCCCACCACCGCTTTGTCTTTCGTGTCCGTTTGTTTCTTCGCAGGAGCTTGGGTCTTGAGCCATTCGACGAAGCACTCTTTATCGGCTGTGATTCCAAATACACCACGCTCCTTATCTGACAGTGTGAGATGGAGATGGACCCCAGATGTTGCGGAGCCTGTGTTGCCCATTATGCCTATGGTTTGCCCTTCAGCCACCTTTTGATCAACGGTAAGACTGAGAGCAAGAGAAGCGTCGTGACCACCGCGACAGTTGATTCCGCACTTATTACAACTGAGGTGACAGTAGCCGACATACTTAGCCTTCCGCTTCTTTGCGTCCCAGATTGTTTGGACTAGGACCCACCCTAGAACATTAGACCATTTGACGAACTGAACAGTACCCTTGCCTACAGCGGGGATTGCAGTCTTGCCCTTATTAGAACCCTTTGGGGCGAAGTCAGTACCTGAGTGTGGCTGTAGACCGTGCTTCTTGCGGTAAGCAGACATAGTGCCATAGTGTCCAGTGATCGTGGACTCTGGGAATGGCAGTCTAGGCATTCAGCACCTGAACCAGGAAAGTAAGGGCCGCACCGATAACACCAGCGGCTCCGGCTACTACCCAGATCTTCTTCTCTACGGCCCGTAGGCGCATCTCGTGATCTTTGATATTACGCTCAACCCAATCAACGTGTGTGGGGATTTTCTCGTTTAGTCTTTCGACCTGCTTGATTA